CGATTTCTCATTTTGCGCAGTGCACTTCGAAGAGCAGACTCATCAATTTCATATGTTTCTTCCATGGGGTCTTCTTCCTCCCCTCCCAAATCTAGGACTTCTTCGTCAGGCATATCGGATTCCTCACCCTCGCCTCCGACGACAACGTCTAGACCAAGTGCTAACCCTAGATCTTCAATAGCAGACGTAGCAGCATCAACGTCGACGTCTTCTTCTTCGTCAGATACTTCTTCTTCATCTGCTATCTCATCATCAAAGACTTCCTCGTCTTCCTCGAGGAATACTGACATTTCGTCCATGTCTTTGGCAGATGTCTTATCTGCTGAATCATCTTCGAATAAGTAATCGAAGATATCTTTATTGTTTCGCCCTGCCATTTTTTTCATCTCCTTAATGATAAGATCAATGCGTGTTTTATCCAAGGCTTGTAAGCCTTGTCTATGCTCAGTAAGTATCACTTCGCGGCGTAAAGTTACTGCTTCACGTGCGAGAGATTCAAAAATCTTTGCTACTTTTTTCTTCTGAGATATTGTTCCACTCTGTCGTGCAACAGGATATCCTCTACGTAAAAGTGACCACCTACGTTCTAGAGAATCAACATTCTCAGTTAATTGTGTACTTTTACCTCGCGTTTTTACAATATTTGCGAGGGCTTCAGCAATTTCTTGACCAAGAATAAGATCATCTTCGTCTTCTTCGCCGGCCTGAACTTCAATAGATATATCGCCTACATCAACTGAAATGCCTCCGTCCGGACTTACTTTTACTGCAGTTTCAGAGTCGTCTCCAGTCATTTCATAAGTTGACATTTCTTCATCTTCATAATTCTCACCAGACAGTGTATCTAAGTCGACAACAACGTCTTCATTATCCATTGACACATCATTGTGAGAATCCTCGCCCAACAGTTGCATTTCAATTAGCTCACGTATGCGAGGTGATACCGCATCAATTATTTTATTTTTAGCACTTTGCTCTGCCATCTCTCTGAGCTTTCGAGCGTCAGCGATCGCTTCATGGTAAATAGTTTGACTCATCGTACCTCTCTTGAATATTCCTGACTTAAATATATGTCAGCTATTGATTTTTTTTAATGTATTTTGTTTTGTTTATTAATCTTTGAAAGACACCTTTGTTTTGATGCTGACTTTTTTCTTCTTCGTTTTTCGCTTTTTGATTCATAATATTGTTTTTTCTTGTAATCTTGAAGTACATTTTCTTTCTTGCACTTGCGAATAAAGACACGTATTAGCTGCTCTGAGGTTTTTACTCTTCCTCCTAATTTTGCTGTTACATGTGCTGGTTTAGACATTATTCCCCTCTCGGACGTTTGTTATGCTTAATCAGATTGTATGTTTTTTCGTCGTCTATGAAATCTTTAAGATTAAAATTTCTAACACTATCTATTTCGTCATCTGACAAGTCGTCTATATCAGCATCATATATCGATGCTATTTTGGGTGCTCGAGAATATCCATACTGTGTACCAGTTCTTTTATAATTCCCAACAGAAAAGGGAAAAGAAGAACCTGACCTTCCAATAGAAGCACTGGCACCCTTAGTATTTTTATAAGCACTCGGAACAGGCGACATTGATTTAGCTGCTACATCGACCTCGCTTAATATATTATCCGGGCGGGCAAAGCAATCAGAAAGCTTAGTATTACCTGCTACAAAATAAAAAGAATCAGCAGAATTGCCTGCCATTGAGTCATTTCTAACTAATGGAGGAACTTTTTTTCTCACCCCCTTTTGTTCCTCTTCAGTTGCCGGTTCTAAATCATCATATGGATCCGGATCTAGATACGGGTAAAATGTTGAATATGTCCTTGGTTCAAATCGTCCGGAGGGCTCAAGAACACCGTAGCCCAACCCTTTTTTGTCGTCATGACTTCTAACCATAGACTTTCGAAAGTGGCCTTGTTTTTCGTCAATCTTGATTTTGCAAGTCAAAAAGTATTCCTATCCTATTAGTGTAGCTAGTGATGGAATTCCTGAAGACGCTAGGGACTGTCTAGTCTCTAGAATTTCTTTTGTTTTTGCTCTTATATCAACTGATGTTTTACTAGGTTGACTGTCAATATCATCAGCAGATGGGCCTGTAAACGGCGCGCGAGTTTCTGATGTTGGTTGTGATGTTGACAATGATCCTGCAGGTGCTGATGGTGATATTACCGCCGGGGTGAAGCTATTACCAATTAGATTGGGCTCGTCACCATTCGGCCAGAGCTCAGATATATTGGGTGCCGAGCCTATTCCCGTCTCTGCTTGAGAATAATTGCGACTGTACCCATTTAGTCCCCAATACCCTACACTAGCTGGTGTTCCGTCTGTGTTGACCACCTGTGAGCTCATTACAGTATTACTAAACACTTCAAGGGGATCATACTGTGTGTATAGCGGTGAGTCAGGAAATTGTAACTCGAGTCTAGCTCGATCGGACTTGCCGCTTACAGCTCCCTCTAGAACAGATGCTTCGTCTGATTCAACAGGATAAACTGTATTGTGTGTCATCCTTGGCATCTGTCTAGTTCCCTCTCACCTAAATACTATTTAGTACTTTTGCCCATAATATATGCACCCAAAGTCTGGCCAGAAATCTTCTCTGAAGAATTCTTTGGTGTTAGCTGAGAGCCTACACCTGTGCCCCATGTGTCAGATGGTGTTTGTCCAAACCCTTCGGGTGGATCAGGCTGATCAGATGGGTTGAGACTGCCGGGGCCTGGTGATGACACATTTGGAACATATGGGCTAGCTGGAAGTCCACCGCCTCCAGTGGCAACTGAATTCATATCAGGAGCATCAGAATATGAAGTATCAAATTCACCAAATGTATGCCCAGCGTCATTTATAATAGCATCTAAAACGTCAGATTGAAATTGTTCACGAATAGTATCGTCATCTATTTCACCTGAATGTATTGGCGATGCTCCGTAGGCTGATGCTAACTGATTCGATCCGGATTTACCAAGACTTCTATCAGACGTTGGGGGTGTTACTGTGCCTTGTTTATGCGTGGGCATCACTTTCTCCTAAAAATATTTTTGTTATCTAATACGACGAAGAACCCGGGTTCGGATTTTTTTCTTCGCTTCAGCAATTCTAACTAACTTTTTCTTGAGGCGTTTTTCGTGAATTTTCAATGCCTTCATATGATCTATGTCTTTTTCTAGAGTGTCTGCCAATTTATCAGCGTCTACCTCATCTGGCGAAACTTTTTCTGGGTGTACGATTCCAGATGATACTGGATCTGATGTTTCTCTCATGATTCTTTTTCTTTCTTGCATGACCATCTTGCGAAGAAGAGAAGGTGTGAGTTTACGAATGCGTTTTGACATTATGTTCTCCTGTGACAAAAGCCTACGCCTATACATATCAGTTTGAAAAGAAATCTTCTAGATATAGAATAATTTTTCTATTTTCCCGGGAATGCTAACGCTGCCCAATTTTTAGAAGACTCAGAAAAAAGATCTACATTTGATATATCTCCGCCAGGCGCGTCAAAAGCTTCTGCCATACTAGTCATGCTTTGTCCACGACCACGAGGCTCTGAATTAATCTGTTCTTGCAGCGTTGTTGCAGCTGTATCGGCAAAAATAGATGACATTATGGGGTCTGACGTTACTGCAGCGACTCTTTTATCAATTGATTCCTGATAATTGTTATTATACCTGACTTCATCTAGAGACGAATTTTTTAAAACATGTTTTTTCTTGCTTTTGAAGCTATTCGTTTTGTGGGTGTGCGGGGTCTTTGACTCCATCACATGTGAAGATGAGCTAGATGAAATACCCTCTTCAAGAATTTCAACTAAGCACTCTTTGACTAGTGACTTTAATTTCGATCTCGTTAATTTAGCCATTTTTAGCCCACTCCTTCAAACCCATCAGAACCTGTAAGCACTGGGAATAGCTCTCTATGAACAGTTGTCAATCCAGCAATAACAGTAAACGTGGAATTAGCTGATCCATCTCGTATAAAATACATGTCTTTTGTTCTTATCTGCATCCGAGGAGTTTGTGTGTTGCCTGGCACGACAAAATAATTTCTGCTTTGTGCATTAGTCTGTGGACCTTCTTTATTTCCAGCAGCATAGGATCCTGAAATTCCTCCGCCTCCCTGCACACCATTTGACGTGAATCCTACTCTCATATCAGATCCTGACGCTGCTAAATTTCTAATTACTACCCACTGTGACACATGAGGAAATTCTAATTTTATTGGTGAGTCTTGAACTTCATCGCTTACTGATCTCGTCACGTATGGTATACCTGAAACTTGATACTCAGGTACGTAATTTGGCCCGGGCCTTGGATTTTCTAAAGGCATCTATTCGCTCTCCCATAATATTATATCATTGAATAGTCTATCTAGTCTATCACTCTTAGTGAAATGTCGATTTAAATCACGCTTAGAAATTTCTCTGCCTTCACGCATCATAAATGCACCAGGAGTAGACGGTTCTGAGACAAAATCCCAGCATATAAGCTGAAAATCATCTTGAACAACCTGGTAATCGCCATCCGGAGAAGTAGATCCAACCCCCCTTGAAGATATTCCAAGTGTAACTCCGGATTCTACTAAACTCTTGAGTATTTTTCCGCTAGGCGTATCAAGTATTTCTACAGTGCCAAAACAAACGTCGCCATCCATATGTGCTTCGCGAATAATGTGTGAAGCATTTTTCAATTCAACAACGCTACTGTCAGGATGGTCTAGTTCCCCTAATGCTCTGTTCTCAGAAATGAATTTTTGATAATTTCGTATTTCTCTCTCTAAAATTGACCTTGGGTATATTCTTCCGTTCTGATTAAGTGTCTCAGATTTTTGAAGAACTCCCTTCATTATAATCTTACCACCATTCTTTTCTTTGGACTCTACAATCATGTCTGATGAGTATTCGAATGGGGCCCACTCAGTTAAAAGCTTTAGGTTGTTACTCATCTATCTTCTCCGTTATTTCTTCACACAGCTTAATAGCTAGCAGAAATTTGCTTATATTTTCATCATTCAAAGTTTCTGGATTTAGCAGTGTTACATTTTCTATCACAGACGGCATTTTATCACGCAGTATTGAATTCTCACAACTGCTGTGAAGCTGTGTTAATTCTACAATTAAGTCTTTTTGAATAGTCGCTAGATTTTCTATAAGCTTTTCGTTTTTAGCCGTACTGTCAAACATGTAATCTGAGAGCATATATTTTTGCCGACATGATAAGTTTTTGTACTTGTCATCAAACTTCTCTCTCATTAGCTTGACTGTCAATCGATCGATGTCGGGTGTTATGTGTTCTTCAACTGTATCGGGTGTCTTGTCTTCACGGAGCCATGCATGAACTTTATCTTCATACTCAGCCACTATTCGAATGTTGGGTGATTTTGATCGCCACCCATTGAGAACTGTCTGTATTGTTGCATATGTCCTATAATTTTCAACACGTGTTCCGTAAAATTCATCTTTACTAATTTTGAGATTGATATCCTTTATTAGTAACGATTTTTCTTTTCGTAGTTTTGTTGCATCATGGTCTTTAGCAGCTATCTTTGCCTCTTCGAGTATTCTAGACGCCAAAGAGTCTGAACTTACTGTCGTCTTTACTAGCGCATTGAATAGACGGAACTCTTTATAGAGTTCACTGCCAGGCTGAAAATGTGTTTTGATCAAACCAATTACATTGTCTGCCTTGTCAAGATCTCCCTCAACTAAGTAAGAAGAGATTACATTAATTAGCTGCTCATAGACGATTCCAACATTTCTCTTTTTATTGTGAGTATTGCTCATTCTTCACTCTCATTGTCATCAGTAACTTCAAATCCTAGATCTTCATCAGCTATAGATGAATCTATGTCTTCATTAAGTATGGACGTCTTGCCAACACTGAACATACCTTCTAGATTCTGTATCACTGACTCCATTTCACGTGTCATTTTATTGCTCTGTTTTATTTTGTTGTCGATGAAATTATCAATCGTCGGACTTTTCGGAAATATAGACTCCCCAAAGGGATCTTTCATGAAATCATCATCAAACGGTTTATTAAGAGTGTCTTGTCTTCGGCCAGACCTACCAATGGACGTCATCTTATGAAAGTCAGGCATATGTGTGGACCCAGGGCCTGACGTGTTTTTTCTAGAGTTTCGAATGGGCTCATTAAAGACATTTCTTATTCTATTCTGAATTTTAGTGGGTGCATTTAAATCTTCTATAGAAAAAGAAGACAGATCAATCTCATCTACATCTTCGTCATCGTCATCTTTGTCATCTATTTTTGTTGATCTGTTAGGTCCGGGGGTGGCGACTAATAACGACCCCTGTGCTGTATCGCCTGCAAATAGATCTTCGCCACCTTCTTCGCCACCGGGAGTATCACCAGCAGGGGTGTCTGCAGATTCTTCAGCTCCTGTAGCTTCAAGCTCTACATCACGAAGCTTGTCATGTACCTTACCCTCTTCTATGAACTCAATTTCTTGTTTTGTCAACTCTAGAACATTCTTGCGAATCCAATTTCGATCAACTAAACCCTCCGGAGCTGTGCCTGCAATTTCAAATTTAGACCTGATTAGCTCAAGTTTTTGCTGCTGTGCAATTGACGACGGATTAGAAAGTTTAATTACAAAGTCGACTAGATCTTCACCTTCATATCCATGTGCGTAAAGATGAATCATTGCCAGCTTATTCAACTCTGAAACAATTGTTTTTTGTATTCGCTGAATTGTTCTAGAAAATCTGATATCTTCTTGAGCTAGCGTAGCTTTAGAATTGTGAACGACAATTGAATTCTCAACGACAAAGTTTGACCATCCCTCAACCTGAATATCGAATACAGGGATAGGGGCAGTCAATATCAGCTTTTTCACAGATGCTACTTTGTGATTGAAGGCTCCAATATTTTCGCTATACCAGGCTGTTGGAGATAGCCCGTGCTTAGTAAGCTGGTTTTCATGAGCAGTTCTGGATACGATATTTCGGTTATGGAATTCTTTTCTTGTTTTGCAAGTTGCTGCTAATTCTTTTGCTTTTACAATATTATAGTGTCTTAATGCTCTGCCTTTGCGGCTAGCTTTTGTATCATGTATATCGACAAATTCATTCCATGACCCACACTCAGTCTTGATAATCTCAGCAGTAACAACAGGACCAAACCCAATATCATTGCAGATCATCTCTAGAGTATGATTACCAGCCTTGACAGAACCAACAATGACAGAAAAATCTGGGCGGGGTTGCTTTAGGCACTCAGATGGATTTAGCTTCCCTAAATTTATCAATTCGCGCAGACGTGAAGTCATCAAGTCAATTTTGTCATATTTTTTATTATCTGTTGATAGTTTGGCGCGGCGATTACCTTTATCATTATCCCAAGCTTCCTGAACCCCTTTGATATGATTTATTTTATAGCTTTCGGATTTCATCACCTCGCGTAATCTGTCTCTGGAGACTTCAGATAATAAATTTTCACCATGCTCAGCATGTAGCTTAATATGTGATTTTCTACCCATCAACAACAACGAGTCCGGACTATTATTCTTCTTATCAAATGTTGCATGATGAACTACGTCATAGTCTTCTTTGCCAGCTGAATCGTGGATAGGTATTTCAGTGTTCTCATTTACCATTCGGTGTGTATAAATCCAGTTCCTAGTATTGTGATCGAAGATCTGTTCATAATCCTTAAGGCTTTTTTTAGAATCACGAGAATATAGTGCCATCAACGGCATGTCTTCTTTAAGTTCATCTGCTCGAACATACACTCCTCGCTTGAGCAGGAAAGGATGATTAGCGGTACACTTAATTTTCTTACCATTATCTAGCTCAATCTCATATAGTTCTGTAACGTCTTTTGTTTTCCAAGCATTCGAAATCTTGCCTGGTTTTGGGGTGCCGTCTAAGTCAAATGAATACACCCAGTTGTTTTTTCCTTGCTCGTATTCATTCACAAGCTCGCTCATTGAAACTTGTCTGCCATCTAGAAGATCAACCATGATGTCTCCAGTGAGACAACCGACATCTTCGTCATAACCGAGATATGCTCTCGGTATCTTGAGCGCTGCAAAAAGCTTCTTTTGAATGTATTCTACATCTTCAATCGCGGCTGTGTTTTGACCGCCGGCGAGAGTATCAATCTTAGTACCAGACTCGCCACCTCGAACCGGAAGGAAATAATCTTCGTCAACCGACTGATATGTAATTATTGAACTTTTTTGATTGTCAATATCGTTATAAGAAGCAATTCCAAGGTTGAAATTGCCTTCTACAGTCACATTATAAACTGATTCTTTTGTAATAATCTCTCTAATCGCAGTAACTTTGTGGTTTGTGTACTGTTTTTCTTTTTCATGCACTATATTATTAACAAACTTGTGACCCATTATCTTAGGATTGAATGCAGTCAAAAATGCATAGTAATTCGCAAATCCTTTTTCTTTAAGCTTGGTTCGTAAATTTCCTCTATGTATAGATTTTTCTGGTGTACGCTTGATATGTTCATTAATGTGCCTATAATGTGACATAAAAGTTTCATCATGTCGAACAAGATTAGCAAAATTTTCAAAGCTCACTTTTTTGTCTAGCTGTCTAGCTATGTCACCTAAAAGTTGTACACATACATCATCAAAATTATAGCGCATTGCTTTTGAACGCTTTTCTTTATTGCTCGCCCAAGACTTAAGCTGTGCTTCTTTTCGAGCCTTATTGTGAGATTTATGAAGTTCAGATCCGTTATACCATGACATTGCTTCAATAGAATTTCTTTCAATATTCCACTTAGTCTGCTTCTTTCTTTTTTCATCTGATTTGTTGTATCTAACCAGATGCTTTCTACCTATTTCTGCATGTAATCTTGAATGTTCATCTCGCTCCATTAACACCAAATTATCTGATGAGTTATCATGCTTATTGAAATTTGCATGATGAACAACATGATCCTTGACACGCAAAAATGCATCATTGAGTGCTATATCGTACTTACTAGCAGCAACGACACGATGTGTGTACACAAATTTATCTTGCTTTGGAACATATACTTGCTCATACTTTGCATTCTTTTTATTTGGTGAAATATCTTGATAACGTCTGTAGAGCGGCATCAACGAATCACCAAGCTTCAGATCTTTTGCCTTTATTGGATTACCATCTCGTAGCATCAACTTGTGATCAGGCGTTACCCTGTACAAACCACCATCGTCAAGCTCTACTTCTATTAACTTTTCTACTTCTCCAGTTTTTCCTGCCCAGATTATTTTTCCAGGAACAATTGTGCCTCCGTCTTTGAGATTGACAGAATATACTTCTTGATCTCTTTTATCGTCATTCCACTCAGCAACCAAATCTTTTATTTTTATTGTGCGTCCATCTAAGAGAGGAACTTTATTATCGCCATATATACAAAGCGGATTGTATCTCAGGTCAACTTTTCCAGTATCTTTATCAACAATCTGATTCCGCTTGAGGCTAGTTTTTGCTTGCTCAAGATAATTTCCAACATCTTCAGGCGGAACATTACCCACATCAATATAAAATACTCGTCGCTCAGGAGCACGAATGACTCGATACACTAACATCGCATCTTCGATCAGAATTAATTGCCGCCAAATTCTGCGAGACGATTCTAAAACAGATGATCCGTAAGGAAGAAAAGCGTCATTACCAAGAAGTCTAAAGTGAGATACTTGCCAGTTTTCTAATACTTGATTGCCCTGAGTAATCCAGCGAAAACGGACAGCTGCAGGATCATCCTTATCAAAGCCTTCTTCTCTTTCAATTTCTGATATTGCTATTGGGAATGCATTTATGACACCATACTCTGGTGAAATATCGTTGAATAAAAAGAAGTCTCCGTACTTTACAAGATTTCTTACCCACATTACAAGATTGAAGTCGACGTTTAGTGTATCATGAAATAATCCCTCGAGAATCTCTTGAATCTTTCGATTGTCTGAGTGGATGTGTAATACTTCTCCGCTAGCAGATGGTGATACGCACTCTTCTGCATATATGTCTAGTGCAGAAGCAATCTCAGGCGTTGATTCCATTTCTGAAAAATCTCCGTAGCGAGAATTATGTACAATTATTGTGTCTGTAGCAAAATTTTCATACCCATCGACTGTTATGTCTCCGGTCTCTAGTGATACCCAAGGCTCTACAGAGATTACTTTGTGATTTTGATAGCTAAGATGTACATGTTCAACTATTTCTTTCCAGCTGTTTAGATCAAATAGATCACTTGCTCTTCTTTTTACTGTGCTGGGTGATACTCCCATTTCTATGGCAACATCTTTTCTTTTTGTATGTCTAAGGATAGCGTCTATCAAATCATCTTTTTCAATATTGACAAATGCATGATTTGCTTTTCCAGATCTAGCATCTTTCCAAGCTTGTGGTCGGGTTTTCCCAGACCAGTAATTGCTAAAGTTCTTTGTAACTTTAAGCTTCCCTTCTTTGTGTAATCTAGATGTTTGCTTAGAAGCAAACTCTTTCCAGTGAGGGTTAGAATATCTTTTGATAGCTTTTTCAGATATTTTCTTTGCTACACTTGGGTTTTTAGATTGGTTATTTTCAGTAGCATGCTGTCGCCTCTTTTCAATAATGTCAGAACGCTTATTGAATGAGACTAAGTTCTTTCTTCTTGTTCCATCATCATTCGCCCACTTTTCTTTTTGAAGTCTTGAAAGATGTTCTCTCATCTTTGGCGATTTCATATGCGTTGCTAATTTAGCATGCATAGACAAATGATCATGAGCATTCATTATCACTAAATTTTCAGGTGTATTGTTAGAAGGATTAAAGTCTTTATGGTGAACGTGCTCTGATTTTCTTTCGACACTTCTCTCCTCTTTCCACTCTGCAATTAATCTATGCTCAGATGTCCATCCGTTCCACCCATGCTTCTCCATTGTGTAGATATTATAATATCCACTTTCACCGCCTGAAAAATCTTTGCGATAAAATGGCATCATTGAATCATTTTTATTAAGTTTGGCAGCTTCTACAAAAGATCCATCTCTCATCATACAAGGATGATCATGTGTGCAAATCAAATTTGATCCATCGTCAAATGTTATTTTTACAGTTTTTCTAATGCCCGAGGATCTTGGGTGATGTGCCCATGCTGGAACAATTTGCTGTATTTCGTGATCATATGCATAAACAATAAACTTTTCTCCATCCGCATACTGATCGATTAAGCTTCCAAGACTTACATACTTCTCTATGCCTGGAACAGCAATCATAGTATTCAGATCTAGACACATTCTGTCAAATTGACCGTAGCTTGACAGTGTACTATTGTAGACATCGCTGTGTGATTGCTTAAATATTTCAAGCGCAGTTGATGTAGACGAAGGTTCATAGTTTTTCACCTTCTTCTTGATTACCGGGCCGGATCTAAATAATTTAGTTAATCTAACGAATAAATTCGCGGGTTTCTTTGACATCTGCCACCTATAACAGTCACTTTTTCTATAAGTAGGATTCTAATCGTATATTATGCACCATAAACTACTTAAGTAACCACGACATGTCTCCATATGGGGTAATGCTTCCTGACTCTGGCATAGTCTGAACGGAAAATGTCTTGAATGGGTTATAATTTTTTCCGGCCCATGGGTTAACTATTGTGTCTTTACTATTCGAATTTACCCCAAAGCCTTCAAGCATTGCTTTATTTAGGTCATAAGAATGACGACTATGTACTGGGGAAGTATCAAAAAGCCACAACCCAATTGCTAATGACATTATTAGGTCATCGTTCTTCCCTTTTTGTGCTTGAGCCTTATGACCCTTCCATATGAATGTTTTAGCTTCTTCATAAAGTCTCGAAGAGTATGACTTGATTTCTTTGTTTCTTATGACCTGCTCAAGCTTAGTCAGTATTTGATTTCTAGATTTGCCCGATGTTGTAAAGCCTATCTTGTGAATCTCAACTTCACCAGTTCCATAAAGAGCTGCAAATTTATCCTTTTCATTCTTATAATAGAGATTGGGATAATCTAGCTCACATAATTTCATGATCACAGCGTAACCATACGTATTATTTTCCGGGCATAAGACCGCGGTGTTATATCTTTTACCTGCCTCTGCCAAAAGTATTGCAAATTGATCTGGCGGGATTTTGCACTTGAACTCAGCAACAATTTCTGATTCCCCTGTGTCTATTACATGAAATGTGCTATAGTCACCAGAGTCGCCCCGAGAAACATCAGCTGAAATTATGTATTGATGATCACTGAGGCTGTATTTCCATACCCAGACTGACATGTTTGGTCCCCACCTCTCAATTGGTGGTCGTATCGATGATCCAAGCCACTCAATATCATCATTGTTGAGTACTGTGTCACCTGAAGCTGCAAAGTCGCACAACAACTCTTGTGCTACTTGCTTTTTAGTCAAGTTTTTAGATTCATTCTTGAACCACTCAACATCATGGTCTGGGTGGATATCCCATGGAAGCTTAATTGGGTTGAACTCATTCTCTCCTGACTCTGCTTTTATCCAAAGATCATGATACTGTCCACCCACTCCGTTCGGTGTTGAGAGAATAACAGCGCGGCCACCGGTAGTTAGTGTGGGATATAATCCTGTAAATAACTCATCAAAATTCCTAATAAAAGCAGCTTCATCTACAATTAGAAGCGACAATGCTTCAGAACGACCTGCATCATCAGATGTTGGAACTGCTTTAATCTGTGAACCGTTGCTAAATTCAATTGTCTGCTTGTTGTTTGATACAATTTCCGGGACTAAAAGCCACTTGGGCATGCTTCTAATTGCGACCTTTACTTTCTTAATAAAATTCTGTGCAACTGCAAGCTTAGTTGCTATAATCAGAATAGACTTATCTCTATAAAAGCACCCAAGCCAAACAGCATATGCTGCAGATATTGTTGATATACCCAACTGTCTAGACTTTAAGATTATGTTGAATCTATGCTCATTAAAGTCGTTAATACATTCATCTTGAAATGGATAAGTGTCAAATTGAATTAAGCCCCGGGTTGGGTGCTGTATTTTCAGGTATCGGTTTATAAAATAAACAGGGTCTTTGCCGCACTTGACTATTTCTTTAATTTGCCTTTGCTTAGTCGTTGGGGCCATTACATCTGTATTTGAAATATATGATTTCGTTTATAATATGCTATCTTGCGAGGTGAATTTGATGAACCACTAATTAATTCAATGTTGTCATTATTACCCTGCTCTTTGAGCTTGAGAGTCTCGCCGGTTCTTTCTTTAAAATATGACTTAAGTTCAGCTAGCTTAGTTGTCAGTAATTGAACTGCCTCATGGGCAATATTATCAACCTGCATGTGCAGTCCTCTCTCTTCAGCAAAGTGTACGATTGAAGTAAACTTAAGTACTAACTTCTCTCCGTGCTGTGAGTATGTTATTGACTGCTTACCTGTTGGACTACTTTCTCGACCAAAAGTTGTATTAAGCGCTTCACCAATTGCTCGGACATGTATTTCTTTCATTACGCTGTGCTCCTATTGCTTCAATAAATATGATGGTCGAGCTAACTCATACTTTCTTATATTTGTCATTTCTTCTTTTCCGGGGCGCCAGCCCTTATTATATTTTATCTTGTTGGGTTCAATTAACTCAACTTTGCATGTATTACACACCTTATAAGACTCATATGACGTTATGTCTTTCATGTCTCTCATTGACAAATTACATAATGGGCAGTCAGTAGGTACTAAATCTTCTGGTTCTTTTCCGATTATCCAAAATCCGTTCTCATAGTATTTTTTTTCGTTATTCATACTTCACCATAGAATTCTTTTCTTTTTGGGTTATGGGCAGTACATTGTCTACCATGTCTTTTACAGCATCAACATGAGATATTACTAAAATATTTCTAAACCACTGCTTGAGTGAGTTCAATAATCGCCCGCATGATTCAACATTCATGTCATCTAGAGCCCCAAACCCTTCATCAATGATAAGCAGTCCCGTCTTTGGAAGGGCACTCATATTGATAAGTGCTACTCTAATTGCCAAAGATGCCATCATTTTCTCCATGCCACTACCACATTCAATAATTCTTCTAGAATCGCCGTAGTTAATATATATTTCCATTTGATTGGAATTGGGGTCTGCTTCGAGCTCTACAGTAAATCCTACAACACCCTGCAATATCTTTGATATTTCATCATTTATTACTGGAAGCTGAGCTGACATTATTTGCAAGGGAATTCCCTTTTTTGACACAGCATTCATGAATAGAGTATAAGTTTTCCACCTGAGGATCAAGTCATTATATTTTTCTTTCTCCGCTTTCAAGCTCTTAATCTCTGCATCAAGTCGACCTACTGTCTTTGTTAATTCACTTCTTTGTGTGTCTAAGTCATTGATCTGATCAGTGAGTGCCTGGATTTCTTTTCTAGCATAACTCATTTTCTTTGCGTCTTCAGTATCAGAAGCCCTTAATTTCATGCTTTGCAAATCTCTGCTAGCATCAGATATTGAATCTATTACAATTTTTCTTCTAGATACTACTGCAGAGAGTGACAATTTTTCATCTCTTAGATTTATTTGTAGCGAACTCTCTTTTCTCAATATTGCATCATATTTTTCAATTTTATCATGCAAGCATTCATTCTTGAGAGTATTCAATGATTTTTTTGCAGATTTAACTTTGTCATAATTTTCTTTGACGAGATTTTGTTGTTCGTCTATTTTTTTCTTAGCAGTGTGTGAATTTTTTATAAATTTACACTTGGGAAATTGATCCCCGCATGGAACATCTTCTAAAATCTTGACAGATTTTTTTTGTCCCTTGAGAAGAATCTTTGACTTTTCATGAATATGACTCAAATCTGTCAATGCCCGTTCTAAATCTTGCTGTGCTTCATATCGTTCTGTGAGATCATCAATTGGAAATTGACTCTTGAGTGTCTGAATTGATGATATTTTTGATTGTACTGACGCTATGCTTTTGTTTATTTTATTACAGTTTTCCTCTATTGACTTAAGTTCAGATTGTGATAACTCAATAGCTTCTTGTTGCTTGTCGATATCAATTTGTGTTACTAGCTCACTGTCTTTGCTCGTTGCCATAGATATCTTAAGTTCTTCCATGTTCGAACGAAGCTTAGTCAGATTATTCTCTAAATCTAGGCGCAATCGTACGTTCGATCGCTTGTCAATTCCCTTTTCTGTAATTAATGTATCCCAGTCTCTATCTGATGAACTACTAAGCAGCGCTTTAATTTGCGAAGATTCATCTTTAGCCAAAGCCATCATATCATCGAAAATATTCAAATCCAAGAATTTAGTCAATATTGACTTTCTTTGGGTTGCGCCATTCTTGATAAAGTTATTCATTTCTCCCTGACTAGCTAATGATGTCATCAGGAAATCTTCAGGTGTGCCCACCAGAGTCCTCAACGTCTTTTCAGTTGCTCTTCTCTGTTCGCCATTCATGTCAACTATTACATTTCCAGATTCATCAACTTCGCTTAAGTTTAAGTGTGTAGTAGCGCTAATTTTTCCCTTTCTATTAGACTTCTTGGTAGATTGACGATCTACCAAGTAATTTTTTCCATTAGCACTCATATAAATTCGAGCTCGGCAATAGCCTTTCCTCATATTGATTACATGCAAATTAGAAATCGATCCTCGATCTGTAGTGTTATATAAGCCGTACATCAAAGATCCTGGGATCGACGATTTTCCTGATCGATTCTTTCCAAATATTCCAGTGATTCCGGTCATTGAATCAAAATTAATTACATTATCTTTGCCATATGAAAATAAATTATCAAATTCTAGCTTGTTGATTGTCCACTTTATATTTCTTGCTGCATCTTTTTTTATAGCTTTCGATGTATATTGTAATACTAATTTGTCTAATCTTTTCCACTCTTCGTCTGAAAGGTTCATACTTTTGTAATACTCACGCATTAATCGTGTTTGTGTTGAAACACTTTGAAGATCTTGGGTGTGTATTTTTCCTGAATCGATTGAGACAACTGAAAGATCTGATTTTTTATCATATTTGAAAACAATTTCAGTTGCATTTCTATAATCCTTAAGGGCACTGTGCAAGTGTTTTATTTCAGTTTGATTTATGTGAGAAGCAACTCTAACTCTAAATCTAGCGCCTACTGGGTATTTTAATGCTTCTTCTACTGTTGTTCTGACATCACCAGTCCAGTCAATAGTTACGAATGGCTTACTGTGCGGTATTTCGTAGAACGTGCTTTTGTATGTGTCTTTATCTTCAATTTCCCAGAATAGAAATCCTTTACCTGGATCTTCACCGTAATTTTGTTGAATTGTAGATCCGGGGTAGGCCACTCGCTTTTCTTTGTCAAGGTACTGGACCTTGTGTATGTCACCCAAGAATGCAAAGTCATAGTCATCGAAAAAGTCTAAGTCAACGTCCCCTTCGATTTCCCACTCTATGTCTGTTGTCGATCCGTTAACTCCCCCGTGAAACGTTGCAATATTGATGTCACCCGGGGTTGGCTTGACATCTTTCCACCCTTCTTCATCAAAACAAGAAAATATACACCAGTTGAATCCCGGGACACCAATTGGGTATGTTCCGGACTTTTTATATAAAAATAGATTGTCATTATCAATTGCATTAATAATTGGAGTTATTGCATCTTGTCGGCTCTTATTCAATATAAGCCCATCATGATTACCCAGAATGATGTGTGTTGGACACAAATCTGCCATCATAGTAAACCACCAGGTAAGCTTGTCGATAATCTCTGGGGATATGCCTTGTGTCTTAGAATGAACAATATCGCCACCAATGAATATTACATCTGGGTTTAGAGCTTTTATATTGTCAAACATTGCTGTAAATGACTCGACATACTCATCATGTCGAGTCAATCCTCGCCAGTGAATGTCACTAATATGTACACATTTTAAACTCATTCGTTTCCTGTCTATAGCAAAGAGCCTGTACTCATTGATTTGATCATACTTCGAAGTCTATCATTACTATTCCACAACGTAGATTTAGAATATAGCTTTGAAACAATATCAGCATCTAGATCGCCGACATCTTTTGTACTTGGTATGTTCAGCATTCTAACCCTAATTCCAAATTCACTCAAGCATTTTGCAATATTGTGAGATTTAACAATTGCATCTTGATCTAAAGCTAATGTGACTGAAGTTTGATTCTTTATAATTTTTCGAAATAAGTCTGATGATTCTGATAGTTGAGACCCTAGAAGGCATGTTGAATTCATTCTACATTTCATAAGGTCAAAAGGCCCCTCAACTAATGTCAAGTCTTTCTGCCAGTCAATGTTAATGTCATTAAAGATAATCTTATTCTTTGATACTGCGACATTCATATACTTTCTAGAATTGTCAGCATCGATAGTTCTTCCTGAATAATAATTCAATTTTCCATCTTCACTAAAAGATGGAATGATTACACGACGTCGAAATCTTCCTGCTGAGCATGTTCCTAATCTATAATACCATATATCCCTAAGGGTCAGACCTCGTGATTTTACATATCGAATTGTTTCTTGAATGTCAGGATCCTTAGCATTCATGACACGACCAAGTAATTGAAAGCCGCTAGGTATCGAAACTTTAACTTCTTCTTCATCTTTGATAATACTTTCTTCGTAATTGCTCGTGCATCTAAATAATTTTCTAGCATTGTCTGTGTGTGATATGGCGAATTTACGAAAAAGTCTGTCAATTCGCCTCCCCTTAATTCCACAAACCCAGCAATGAAACATTCCGTCTTCGATTTTGATAACTAGTTTTTTCTTAAAGTCATTTTTGTCATTACAGTTTGGGCAGCGAACAGCAACATTTACTTTATCTCTGCTAAGCTCGCATGCCCCAAAGGCACGTCTGACTAGCATCAATTTATCATTATAACTACTCATTGTTATAATATTATCACAAATAGTTGATTTGTTTAAGCTGTTGCAGCTGCTCTCGCCATAACATATGCGTCGGCCATGTCAAAGCATTTTGGATCTAGTATAGTCTTGCCTTTTCGAGGGCCACTTTTGAGTGTCTTTGTTGGCCACGAATAACCTTCTAGCTCACTTAGAGCTGATACCCACTCTAGAACTTGATCTTTGGTTGGTTTTCCGCCGTCTTTCTTTCGAATAAGCTTAATACCTATACTCTTTCTTGCTGTATTGACATTCATGAATTCGGGATCGTACGAGAATTCTTCATAACACAGATATGATACCATTCCGTTGAATCTTGCTAGTGTAGAAAGTGTTTGAGCTGAAGAAAACCCAGAACGGAATGATTGTAAATTTTCTTCTATGCATACACGATCTACAGAATACATGATGTGCAATCGTGTTAATTGATCTTTGACAATCCTGGCTTTGCGAAACATGCTTTTTTCTTTAGACAAATCAATAAATCCCATTTCGATTTTTTCAATAACATCACCTGATTGTGATATTATACACCAGCCAGTACTAGATGTAGATATGTCTAAACCTAAAATAATCACTAAAAATCCATCTTGAATCTAAAGAGGTATCTATCGTCTTCTCTTTTTACAACCGGTTGGGAAAGGTTTGCTCGAGCTATAACATTGAGATTTTCATCGTGAAGATTAATTCCGGTTATGTATGTAAACTGATCCCTTAACTCATTTGAAGAGTCTGTGGGCTTAAGGGGCATCCAGTTTGGATTAGACGAAGAGTTGGCTAGTCCCTTAGGGCACGGAATATTCATTTCCATGACATATACATTATGTTCTCCTGTCAATGATACCTCATAACCATCTATGCCAAGCAAAGGAATGTTTGGTGTCTTTATTACAACAATACCCTCTTCGTACAAGATGTTTCCAATTGTATTCCACGTTGCGTTAGTGGTTCTACTATCTGCGCGATATAGACGACCGTTGCCGTCATCTCTTATTGTCATCTTGACTTTGCCGTCAGAACCTGTTACACTCGAGTCATAAAGTTTGAATGTCCCTGGAACTATTTTTCTACCATAAAACATGTTTGACACATCAAAAAATACAACTTCATTAGATGAGGGATCTCGTGTTCTGTTTAGAATTGTAAGAATAGATCCTGCACTGACTCCTGGGTCTTCTGGACCTGCGCCCTGTAAAACATCTGCGATAGAGCCTGTTGACTGAGCCCCACTCGGAAGTGAGGATGTCGACACCATATTGCGAAGTGATATAAGACCATACTTTGCAAAGCCCATGTCATCTACAAATTTTGATGTTTCGTCAGATGAAGTGGGATTGTCGGGATCAGATCCAGACTTCAAAAGCGTAAAGTTAGGGGTAAATTTTCCATTATCACACGGCAGTACTGTAAGATTTCTCTTTGAGGCTGATCCTGTCTTGTATAAAAATTGATTTGCTGTGAATTCACCAGTAGAAGATTCAACTACTGATGCTGTTAGATTATAAAGCCTTGGGTAAGACTTTCTGACAAACTCTCTTGAGAAGTTTTCTAAATTAATGAGATGGCCGCCTACACCGAATGACAATGATACATTAAATGGATCATCTGTAGTTGTCTCTTCTGTTTCGAATGGCGTGAGCATCACGTCTCTTGTATTTGTCTCTTTTACGAAAAATGGCGGTAGTAAAAATAGAAGCTTATCTTCTATAGACTCATCACCGTACATACTGGAAGTGAATATCTGCTCTGTATCTCTATGCTCTGAGTATATTTTGAGATTGTGAACTTCTGCATTGAGTGGGTGTTGAAAAAATACAGACGACGGATCTCTAGAATCTGCTGAGTCTAATGATGACTTTCCGTGAAAAAAGTCTACCAAGCCATCTTTCTTTGATGCATTGACATTGAAGAATTGTGCAGTAACACTTCCACCCCAATCATCATCACCATTATTGACACCTTCAAAATAATTGCCTACAAATAGACAATCAGACTCACCTTGTCCTGATCTTGAAAATGTGGTTGGCATTATTGACGAGGATTGTATTATGAAACGTGTATCTTCAATTCCGTCTATGACAAATGAACCAGTCCCTTTGTTGATATTGGGACCTCCCCAGCGAACTGCTACGTGATGCCACTTGTTCTTTTGTATCATATTATCACTAGACAAGAATATTAGATCACCTATTCCAGATACACTTCCTGAGTAGGTATCAGCCTTCTTGAAAGAAGTTCCATCAATGTTCGTCTTGAGCGTTCCAGTAGTCAATATGTTAGACGGCGGAATATCTGCACTGTGGCTTAGCTGCAAAAGAATTCTAAAGCCGTCAACTAATCCGTCCTTATCACGTGACGTTCCAGAAACTAATGAAACTGCATATGATGATGATTTGTGAAATATAGTACCCGGAGTATAAGATGTACCGGAGACATCATTAGAATACCTTGCATTCAACCAAAACTCAAATGTAAATCCATCTGATGGGGTGTACGGGTAATCATTTGTCGACGAATTTCCCGATGCAGGATATATCAGAACAGAGTCACTTGGCACTGTTGACGCTGTGAAAAAGTTCAATGTGTGATAATTGTAATATGACCAGTCTAAATCAGGGTAACGATGCTTATAGTACGGAAACATAATGTTCTGAACTACATTTTTTCTCAGTGTGTCACTGGTAAACTTATAAGACGGCTCAAATCTTAGAATATCTAACTTTTTTTGGCGAACAGGAGAGAACGTTCCGGAGTTAACCATCTCCATATAATATTCAACAGACTTACTAATATCAGCAACTTGTGTTCCAGTTAGGAAAGAATTGCTTAGTGCTTGATTTCTAGACTCTTCAATTTGTGATGCATCAAAAGAGCCTGTTCCAAAATCATCAGAGGGCTGGGGATCTTTTTCTATCTTTGATGCACGAGGAAAGACAGGTATAGATCCTGTTGCTCCTGCTGTTCCTGAAGTAAATGTTCGCTTAGGATTTGCAGTTAATTTGAATAATTCAAAATTATCTGATGTAAGCGGAATTATTGACATAAAAACTCATATTACTACTAAAACTAAAAATCTAAACGTATGCGGAACGTGACATCTTTTTCATCGTTCTTCTCAATTGGTCTAGACATCTTAGCAACTGCTAATAAGTTTCCGACGTCATCATAAAGTCCTACAGTCGTCGGAAATGTAAACGATCTCTGGAATTGTTCCTGGCCCTGATCGATGACACGTATTTTTCCCACATCATTTGTAAATGTGGGATTAGAAGAGTAGTTAAAGTCATCTGCAGTTGCTCGACAAAATATCAACATAGAATTGATAGTTGTAATATTTTGAAATGTCATTGCTGTGAGTGTGCCTGACGAGAATCGTGTAGTACATATGTGATCCACAATATCATCAATTGATGCTGACGTCATTAAGTCTGGAATAAATTTCGCTGATTTTGATCCAGCACCGTATAGACCTCCAATAACTGTCTTCCCTGAAGACAACCCTAGTGCAGTGTTATTGTTCATTCCGTCAATAACACCGGAAACGAATTGCGTTCCAGACATTACCTTGTTGAGATCAAACACTATAGTGCCGTGATCATAAAAGATCAGGCCGACTTTGTTTGCAGTGTTATCTGCCTGTACAATATTAGCTACTTCTCCTCCAAATGTCTGTACAGTATTTGTTGCTGCACCGATATCTGTGAATATCGTACTACCCGTTGTACTGGTTCTATTTAGATTTGTGAAGTATGGCTGTTTTGCATTGATCCCTGACGTTTCTCCACTCAAATCTCCATCTTTCTCTTCTGGGTAAACAACAACCCCGGTAGTATAAAATCTTAGTGCAAATGTTTCTTTCTTGATCTTATCTCGTGAGAAAAGACGTTTGAAAGAGATGAAGTAGGCATTTTCAATCCTGTTGTCATCATTAGAATCATTATACGGAGCATAAAAAGCAGTCTTAGCATTGCCAAGAAGAAGCTTTGAATACTGACTGTATATGTCAACTTTCTCCCTCATCATTAGCGATGTAGAAGGAAATAATAATTTCCCTGAACTATCTTCCCCGCTTGATGCTGTTTGAACAGTTGCGCCAGAAAGATAAAGTCCTACTGTAACATCCATGATCGGATTAGCAGTTTGAAGTGTAAAATTCTGATCATAAATTGTCTGGAACAAAGAACTAGTAACACCGGGACCGACGCCACCAGTTACAAATACTTGATATTTTCTGCGCGTGTTTGAACCCGAGATATCTTCTTGTATGATATCAACTAACTGATTCAAATATGATTTAGTCTGTTTTGTTGACTCAACGTCTTTTAATCTACCCATCTCAACCCTCTATAAATTGATGATTATGTTTCATCTCTTATCTCTATTTGCATATCAGCACGAAGCCCAGATTGATGACCAATTACAGTAACAATTGTCGAAATCGATGATTTGTTTGTGCTTGGATCACCGTATACATTGAAGTCTGTTATCGTTAGACCCTGATTTACAGATAGTGACAATGATAATGTTGTACCCATATTTGTTGCATTTCCTGCTACTTTATAAACTGCAGTTTGGTGCATATTTTGTGTATCATATAATTTCTGCGACGACGTCGAAGATCTAAAGCTAAGAAATCTTGTAGGAAGGCTTACTATAAATGATGTATCTTGAAACCCTGTCGGAACTGATGTTGATACACCTTCCATCTTAGTTTCAAGTGATAATGTAATTGCTGTATTATTTTTCTTAAAAGATAGACTAGTCGGAGAAACAATACTCATTACGGGCAAGGTATCCAGGGGCCCTGACTGTGACACTAAAGGATGTTTGAGCGCAATTTCACCCATCGTTTGTGCTTCAAATACAGGTGTATTCTTTATTATTTTTTCTTTTCCAACTGTTCGACCGAATCTCTCAATAATTCTGTAGTCGACTTCGTCATCTGCTAGAGTATATTGTACAACTTGAAATGCGCCAGCATTTGTTGCTAAAATCTCTCTACCCTTCTCTGTAAGTACTGCATCGACGATTATATTATTAGAACTGTGATCAAGGAAACCCATAATTGCTTGCCCTCCGCTTTATGTTATATGCCACTGTGACACTATTCTACGATTCTTCATTAAGTATATGACTTTATCGTGTCTGGTAAAAGGTTGAAAATACTTTCTATCATTGATGTGTAGGAGTACGCTTATCTTGTAATGTAAATGTTAACATTCTTGTTCTTTGCCTGTCTAAATTTAATATTAGGAACTTATACACCCCGGTGGAGTCATATGTCATTAATTTCATATCTTCTCCGTTGCCGTCGTTTACTTGTAAGTATTCAGGATCAAAGTATACTCTCATAGAATATCTTCTAGAGTCTGACATTTTATCTTCTAATAGTCGCTGGCTTGAAATATTTTTATCCAAGCGTGGGTCTAAAAAAGAGTTGGGATATTGTTTTGGTGCACCCTTTGAAGATATCCGCTTGACTGCTACGTTATTTTTCATAGCATTGTATTTTACATGATATTGAGTTGAATAATTAGAAGTCATTCCATGAGCGTCTATAGAACATAATGCGTAAATTGCATCTGCTGTCCCTGTACTTCTCGAGAAGTCTTTATCACTATGATGGCTTATAGGCCCGGGTACAATAAAGTTGATATTGCTATTGACTACTTCAGCTGTTGCTATTTTCTCTATAGAATCGTCAAAATCGTATTGTGCGATTATTGTAAACGGCTCAAATATAGAGGACCTCCGGAATATTTGTATTTTTTTAACATCATTTTGCCTGACAACTGGATTTTGCCATTCTATGTATAATGACTCTTTCTTATAGTCGTATGTAAATGTTATTGCATTTGGTGGAGTAGGCGGAATTTCTTCTGTGCAATTAACTAGTCTTTCGCTACTTCTACGTGATCTAACTAGACAAGAGACATGACACATCGTTGTTGTGCCACCTGCTGCATTTCCCCCTAGACTAGCATTTGAGCTTCCCCCACCAGACACTACTGCTTCTGTAAAGCTGAGCAAACATACTGTGCTTACTGTATATGCATATGCCTTTCCGTATTTTATCTTCGTATCAATGGTTTGATTAACACCCGGATTACTTACAAAAATAGATTCTTTGAGCTCGCGGCGGCCGTCTTTGAACACTTCAAACTTCTCTACAACATATCCAGCAATTTTAAGCTCAGGTGGGCTGTATGTTGTTACACCTGAAGACACAGCAAAAGCCTGAATGGCTGGTTCAAAGTCTGACTCTAGATCGATTCCGGTATGATCATTTTGAACTTGGCTCATCTGATACGCCTCAATTAGCTTTCTATCAAGTAAAGAAAATACGCAATCAGACGAAAATGGATTTCTAGACTGCTGATCTGTTATGTCTCTTAGTACTGATCTGTCTACTTGAAGTGAAAATCTTTGTGAAGCTGCTGATCTCAAAGGATTTAGCTCGATCTTTTTCCCCTCAGCTTCATTAATGTACGTGACACCAAATCTACTTGGATCAGAAGCCATCTCTAATAATAGCTCGCCGTCTACATCATCAGGCGTCATGTCATTCAATAGAGTAGCTACTTCATTTTGAGAAAGTTCAGACCCAGGAAGAGCACCCAATCTATATAGAGCTGATGTGTCAATCAAAGAAGTTATCTGTTTGACTAGATCTTTGTCCTGATAAACTACGATATCACGGCCGTCAATTGTGACATCTGTCTCTCTATTTACTAAGCCCGCAGATGATGCTGCACTCAAATCAATAAGTCGACTATTGTCTAGAAAAAGATCCACATTATTTGATGTGAATCGTTCTGGCGTAGACCACTGCAAAGTGACATATCTAGCTAGTGACTTAAGTGATGTTCCACCTGATAGTAAAGCTTGTATTTGTGTTGCAGTGCCGCCGTCAGGTAATGGCATGCCTGTGTCGTCAATCATTTCATTGTTGACAAAATAATTATATATAAATCGCGTCTCTAGAGAGTCAACAGGACAGTCTGGAACATTTAAATCTGTAATAGACTTTGTGATAAAGTCCACAGGTGCAGTTTGTGACATTGTACCTCCTCCTTATACCATTTCTACTGAATAGTAAATTGTATCTAAGTGATAAGCCAATTCTTTAACTTCAATTGAATTGTTACCAACATTAATTGTGCTTGTTCCGGTGTCATCTACATCATAATTGACTACTGCATCTTGCAGTGACTGAATATCTGACTGTAGATCTACTGTCGCGCCAGGCAAGTTGCTAGTTCCTGACGAAGCTATGTTGTTTACCTGATCACCGTCACTATACACTTTTGGTAACATAAAATTAAATACTCTGTCAAATCTAGACGGTGCCATTATTCTAGAATTCTTAATTTTCCCGGCGTAAAGATTTGTTTGACCCAGTGAGACAATTCTTCGAAGTTCTTCTCGTGTTGCTGACGGTGGGGTTGTAACGACTACTTGTGTCCCCTCCACATCAACTGTGACGTCCTTTCCATGAATTGTGTTGTCTAGAGTACCATCAGAAATAGCAAAATAGAAATCATTGTTATGTTTTCCCGGCAGTAGAAGTTTGTGCAAAGAATTTGCGTTTAGTCCGCTTGATGATGCCACACTAGTGTCAGATAACACTGATTCTAAAGTATCGTACGCTTCCTTATCTATAGCCGGTTTTGATATTGATGACATACTATTGATAAAGAAATCGCCTTCTGAAAGTGATATTCCAAATATTTCAAAAAATAGTAGAGATACGACATGGCTTCGAACATGTGCTTCCGCAACATCTACAGATATACCCAGAGATGTCCAGTTTCCAGATTCTACTATTTCTCCAGCTCTTACTCTATAGAGTATTGCAGAATCGACAACATCAGCCCACAACGCAGACGTTGTCGTGTCTTCTCCAGTGTCTACTATGGTAGTTATGCTATCAAAAGAGTCTGGTAGCAAAAATAATTCAAAGTCAAATGTCACAGATTGACTTGGGTACGTAAGAGTCTTGAAAACCTCAGAAACTGTTGACTTAGTTACTTTTATTTGTGTAGACGTGTTAGATGATAATGCTTCACCGGAAAAGCCAGTAGGTCTTCGAAGTAATTCAATTGCTCCTGATGGCATGCCTATCGATGATATTATGTAACCGTTACCGTACTCTTCATCTTCTTCGGCAATCTTATCAACTAGTGAGTCTACAGCAACTCTTTCTGCTTTGCACATAGTGGCTGACTTCATTGTGTAAGATGATCTGCCGTCTTCAGACGTCATCCTTTCTTTGTCAACTAACTTAAGCGATAGTTGCTGAGATGTCAAGTGTCTAAATGTTTGATATTCATTACCACCGGGTTGTTTGGCTGCTGCAGTATATATTTTTGCTAAAAAGTCCACAGAAGAATCTGACATGCCTGAGGATTCTAGACTGTTTGTACTGGGGTTTGATAGAAAATCAACTAGATCTAGTGCATTGGACGAAGAATTAGTTAAGTTGTCTGCAACAGATTTTAGTAGGCTGGCACAATACTTTACATGTCGTCGTGTTAATTTTGATCGCTCCAGCATGTTTATCAGCATGTCAGGAGTTGTACCCTCTAAAGAAATAACAGATGTCTTAGACACCCCTGCTATCGATGATTCTTCTCCTGTTGATGTGAACAAGTCAGTTAATTTTGACCCTGTCTGTATTGAACTTACTAAAGCTGCAAGTGTTGATGACATCTTTTGGTGCATGTCATGGTCCCAATCAAGCATAGCAACTCCGGATTTGAGAGTTACATCAGATGTTCCGCTAACACCACCAAATTTCACCTCAAGTGCTACATTTTGTGCCTCTGTAGTTTCTGTTGTATCTATTTGATATTCACTACTGCACCATGCAGCCTTTATCGAAAATAACATCTTGGCTAGTGTTGAATATAAATCTGTAACCAGAAACATAATTTGATTATCACTGACATTTCCAAAGTTAGTCAATCCATTTGAATCTAGATACGATGTTTCGTCGGCGCCGTTACGTTTCGACAATTCCATCGCGGCTTTTTGCAACGATCTAGTGAATCTAACAGATGAGTATACTAAAGAGTCGTCAGGTGAATCAGTAATTACACCAAATCCGTCACCATTGTATAGTGATAGAGGATCTGTACTATTATCAATGTTCCAACCGTCTTCTTCTATGTAGCTTGTTTTTGATAAGTTACCTCGCCTATTATTTGTCATGTCTCTAAAGAGTATTAAAGACTCAGCTTGCGACAGTATAGAGGGTGATATACTTATTGTTTCGTCTAGAATTCCGTCTGCTGTAACTGATGAAGATCCTCCCGAATTATAATGTTTTTCTAGGGCAATTCTATAGTTTTTGACAGATGTTGACAAAGAATCTGATGCATATACATCATCAGCAAAAACATCTAGATTACTTGATGTGGGTATTACCGACTTTTCAGTATCAGATAATAATTGATCATATTCGTAAGACATCAAGTATGATTGACGTGCTAGCATTTGAATCATCGTCAAACCACGCACACTGGCGCCGGATGTGCTAGTTGTGTATTGTCCAGAAAGCATACTTGACAGTGTAGCTTCACCATAAAATGAATCTATACCCGCATACCCTGATGAGATTGCAGACGGCATTTCTGAATCTGAATATGCGTCATATCTTGCTACGCCGTCATGAGCGCGCGCCTCACTATATACTTTGCATGAAAGAGCAGTCATTTCATTATAGTCAAAACTACTAGACGATATAGATAGTTTTTGAAGATACGTTGCAAATTCTTGCAAAACAGCAGCTAATATCTTGTCGGGTGATAAGTTAGTGTCCTCAGATACTGCATACAATTCTTCTAAGTAATCACCCGAATCTGAAACTATCGATGAAAAACTGCTAGCAAATTCAGAAAAATTGTTAGTTCTTCCAGCAGTCGGATAACGTATTGGAAGCTCTGTAAAATAGTCACGACCCGAGACAACTGGTGGCGATGTTTGATTCGGGTAGTGTCCTGACTCAAATGGTAGAATTCTTAACTCTGTGTCTCCCAATTCTTCGCCAATGACAACTGAGTCGAGAATAGAGCCTTCTTCAAATGACATATTGAGTATATTATCTGTGACTGTCATTGGAAGGGCACCAAAAGCTTTTTCTAAACCCCCATAACCATCTGTAACTGAGAATCTCGAGCCCATTTCAGTACCGCTTAAACGACCTATTCCTGCCGATGTTATCAGTATGTTTGACAACGTTGTTGCAATTGCTACTGCTCTGTCACTCAAAGAATCAGTTGAGAGCTGATCAATAAGTGAAATATCACCAGCCCAAACTGGAGAATACAGTGACTTACGAAATCTTAGCGCACTTAAGTTATGAAGTCCGGGTGAAAATAGATCTTCTTTTCGACTATTATGATATGTTGAAGATTCCGGGAGGCCAGAAGATGCTTCTGTTACTCCGAATGAAACGTATCCCTCAGTTGTTGATTGACCTCCTCGACTAGGGCCAGCGTCTGCGCCAGGGCCGAGTGTATATATTGACCTCACAATGTCATTACATGCAATTGCAATCATTTTAGTATTTGATGTTTCTCCAGGATCATAGCCTGTAATCCCTACCATTGACTTGAGAAAGCCCTCAAATGATGCTGGCGGTATAAATCCAGATGCTTCAGAATCAGTTAGTAGATCTGATGAATTTGAAGCAGCTAGATCCATTATTGCTACTTCTGAGAATTTTAAATCTATTGCATCAGCTGCTGTGTTCATAGTCTTTCTAGCATACTGTATTGCTGCAAATTGATCGACCAATTCCTCGTCTATCACAGCAACATTCTCTGCCAGTGCAGTCATAATTCCATCTGGATCAACACTCATTGCAGAGTCTGTTAGTGCATCTAAGTTAGAAGTGCGCATATACCTGACTAGACGGCGTGCTTGCAATAAATTATGTGTATCAAATACTGCAAAATCTGCTGCATCAATTGATAGTATTACTTTAGGTCGAGTGCCATCTGTGTTTATATCAGATAGAAATCCCGTCACTTCACTCAAAGAGAATGAGTTATTGACAGTTACTCTAGTTTTTTGTGATGTAGGCTCTGCAACTGTTTCTAGAGAAACTACACCCAATTCTAGTGCATCTATAACGCCCGCGGGTTCTTCTTCTTCTGTTAGCGCATCAGCAATTATAGTCAGATTTACCGACATCAGATCATCATAACTAGTACCAGTCTCGAGCAAATTAGTTATATCAGCTGAAACTGTTCCACTCTTGCTAGATGTTTGTGATGATGAACTAGTAGCTACTCCAGTGTCTCTGGTAGTGCTTGTAGTACCGCCCAGCGTTGTCAATGCCATTACCTGTTCCTTCCTTTTCCGCTAGACCTACGAGATGATCTTTTTGTTGAGCTTTGTGTAGACTTAGCCCTAGATGAACTTGATGTACCTTGTAACCTAGCTGTAGATTCATCTACTGACAAAGATTTGATCTGTGATGCAGTTGCTTTCTTTGGTTTGCTACTTGAAGCAGATGATGATCTTCTTTTTGTAGACGTAGATCCTACCCTAGCTGCACCTTGGACGCTTTTCTGTGATACTAATGCTGCTTGTGAGACTCCGGAAGCATCTCGCATAATTGTAAATTTGCCTGTCTTGGTAGATCTACCACCTGGTATAACGCTCTTAGAATTCTTACTTGACAGTCTAGCAGCTTTGTGTGAGCCGGCTTTCGAACCTCCAACACCTACAATATTATCCGGCATTGAATTCTTGGGTGCATGTTTTAAGCTCAACAATATGCTTGGAACATCAGACGATTGTGACAGAGTTGCTGACTTTGTTGGATTGTACGTTTTGGTATAATTATTATTTACAAGAATAATAAAGTACTCTATGTCACCCAACTCACGGGACAATTGTAAATCTCTAAATGTGTATGTTGACCCCTTAGACTGACCGGGTGTTACTGATCCTAGCACACTCGTTGTACCCATATATCTGCAGCAAACAAGAAAATGATCAACTCTAGAAATATCTCCTGAGCATGTGAAAGTTACATTATTAATCCCAAGACAAGACTTTCTAGCGCTTATTGATAATATCTCTGGAGGTATTGCTGGGATTGTGTATTCTTGAGATAGCTCAATCCCTGTTCTGCCTCGATATATCTGCTTTTCTGATGATGATGATCGATCGTTCAGTTCTCTTTGACTTGGCATACGCCTATCGCCAAGCAAAGAGCTATAAAATTTCTCTGACAAAACTGATGTTGTTGTCTCTACTAGACCCTGAGTAGATATCTTGGTCACAGCGTCTTTGAATAGTATTTCGGGGGGCGTCAGCATCAATTCATTGACATATCGATAAGTTACTCCCGGCTCTAAAGCTGGAATATTTTTCGCTCCTTGAACTTTAGCACTGTCTTCAAATTTTCCCGGTGGGTAAATCCCGTACGAATATTTCTTTCCGGAGCTTAGATTGAATCTGGAAACATGGAACATTATCATCTCGTCAAGTCTAGACCTATTTTCGTTAAGATCTTCAATGAACGATTCAGCAACATTTGCTAACTTGAGTAGATTTTGAATGCTTTGATATGATTGTTCAGAAGGCGTTGATGACAAATTGTACTTTATACCGCCAATTGTTTTATCATATGTAAATCCGTCTATAGACGCAGCAGCATTATCTCTCACGGGTGCTATATACTCCTTGAGCGCGTAACCGTTGGCAACTTCAGAACTTGCAAAGCCTCGTGGGTGTACTTCACACTGATACAAGTACTCGTAATTGGATACAACTGACTTGTCGAATACAGTTACTGATTTTTTACCCTCTGGCAAATTATAGACTGTCTTTCCCTGAATTGGAATTCGTGTATATTCAGAATGAGAAGGAAAACCACGTAGAGAATAGCATTTTTTGAGCAACGTAATAGACTGAATTGCTTCAGAAATATTCGACAATTCAATCTTTATTCCGTCACCCGAATTCTCAGCACTGAGTACTACACTATATTTACTATCACTCTTTTTTACAGGTTCGGGCACAGGAACTCCGTTGACAACTGTCCAGCCAAACGTTGTTCCCTCACCTCCAGTAGGGCCTATAGGCGTAACTCGATAAATTGCAGACTTGGGATTATAACAATTCGCGTCTCTGTCAGTATATATTATGCTTCCCATAGAGGGTGACACTAAAATCTTGTCTTCAATAACTTGAAATCCGTTGTCCATGTTGTCTGGGTCGACTATCTTCCTTTCTATTCTTACGTGTGTTCCAATCGGATCTCGTTGAGTTATCATTATGTTGTTGACATCACCTAAACTCAGAGTACAAGAAACAGCAGGGGGTATACTGGGATATAAAAATTCGATCAACATGTCTCTGTGAAGAACGGAGAATTCTTTTGTTGCAATCGGTGTTGCACCGTTGTCGCCCATCAATTCAACAACAACATAAAATTTCTCTCTTTGTGCTAAGAAATCTATGCCAAATGAAACGTTTTGTATTATCTCAATTAATTCAGACTGTATTTCGCCTATGCTTACTGATGCTATGCTGGCAGGTAACGACAATGTCGAGATAGAGTCTATTGGCGCGCTTAGATCAGTTATAGGATTAGAAAATAAATCCTGAGAGAAATTACTCATAGCAGTTGAATTCAATACTGTTTTATTGTCATCATTTCCTATAGATAACGATCCAAGATTACTGTTCAAATTACTAATCGGAGATGACACGCCAAATGCTACTGGGTTTGGCAATGATTGCATTGTTGCTACACTGTTTATTCCTGTCGATGTAACGTTACCCATAGAAAATGAAGAAGCACCCATACTACCGAGGCCGGGGATGGAAGTTCCCATCGCACTACTTATTGTTGCTCCTGAAAATGATAATTGACCAAGTGCAGCTGGATCAATTAAAGAATTTTGCACTGCAGTGACGCCGGCGTTAGATGACATTCTATTAGTAACAGATGTAGTTGATGTTGTCAATCCATTTCCATTTTCTAATCCTGCATTATTGAATGGATTGACAGATAAAGCTTTTGGCTTTAGATCAATTTGAGATGTTATAGTAGTATGTGAGCCCTTTGTTATTTTTTCAGAAACAGCTGTCGGTGTTGCTGCTGTACTTACACCAAATGTATATGTAATTGGAATAGACGCTAAGACACCCCCTGCTAATTCTGTAACAGATGGTATTTCATCAATGCCAAGATAGGAGGACAAATCAACAGACACTTCTTTAAAATAACCAGTTGCTGAGGTTGAACTAATCAATTCTAATTGATGAGATGTTAGTGATACAGATGCAACAGACGTTGCGATACTAGTGGCGGGTGATATTGTGCTAACAGATGACACAACTGGAGAAGTACTAAGCGCTGAAACTGCAGAACTATATGCTGCTGTCCTTCCTTTTATCATAGACACAGAGCTCAGTGCATCGTTCAAATTAGTATTTCTTAGCCCACTAGTTTCTCTTGAAGTGGCTGTACCTGTCGGATCTTCGAAAAACTTGAACACTACTTTTGTTACAGAATTTGATATTGCTGCTGTTTTATCAATGAAGAATCTAAGCTGATAAGTAAAATCACCCTCTGTGGACAAAACACCCAAGTTTTGATCATCGACATATTGTCCCGGTAATAAATCAACCAGTAAAGATAAACCTCGGTCAGAATCAATTTCGAATACATCACTAAACGAAATTGATGGATCTGTTATCGGAATCATTCTTGTGGTTCCCAGTGTGGCTAAACTAGATACGCTAGAGACTGCTGAAGCAGCTGAGATACCTTGCGAAACTGATATACCTGTTACACCTGGTGATGATGCTAAAGATGAAATAGAAGCAGCTGTAGACGTTTTGCTACTTTTGCCGCTAGTTATATTAGCTGCACCTTGTTGTAGTGTTGTCGAAGTTGATACTTGCTGTAATACTTTCATTAGTCGAACACCACTGTAAAGACATTGACAAATGTTTGTTGCCCGAAATCATCTACTAATAGCTTGCCTACAAAAAAGACTCTTTTACCGAAAGAAGAAGGATCTTCATCTTCAAATTCTCCGTAGTCGATTATTGCTAGCTTGCTAAATCCTGTGTCTGATCTAAACTCAAACGGCTGAACGATAATATTGTTATCTCTTGATGTCTCAATAAAGTCAATATCAACGTATTCTTTACTATCCAAATTTGCTTCTAAATCTTGGATAGTCATTATAGACGATTGATTAAGATTTACATATGACCCCAGGGGAGGTGGTGAAGTACTCCCGGGTTGGATTGGATTTACTGGCGGTAAATATTTAAAATTGGGCAAGTGTGCCAATCTTCTATCGTGAAATAAGCTCTCAATTGCGTTTACTGATGCTACGTTGATATTTCTATTTGCATTAGTACCTAGTGTATCAGTGTCTGCTAGGGATCCGTGTGGGTGGGGTTTTGTGTCGTCAACAGTAAACGTGTGACTAGTCTTGTCAACTTCAAAACCCTCTGTTGAAGATGTTGAGTCAAGCGTACCTAATAGCTGCTGATCTCTGAAATTATTTGATATGGCATGAATAAGACTGTCTGCTGACTCGAGGATTGCTGCGCCTGTGAGTTGTGTGACTATAGTACCGCTGCTTTCTAAGTCAACAGAAGATGTGAGGACAGACATTCCGCCATATGAAAAGTCGCCGGCTTTGAATGGCTTGACTTTCCCTAGTGGATCGTACTCTACTACTATTAAGTCACTAGCTCTAGACACTGCTTCAAACATTATTCTATTTGAAGCATCAGTAGCTACTCGATCTGAACCTGAAGTCTCATAGAAGGTATGCCTATCTGTAAAAGATGCATACTTTATTTCCAGTGAATTGTTGACTAGCTGTTCTTTTCCTTGATCTGTAAAGATAAAGTCGAATACACGTTGTTTATTGTTAAGAATTCCTGCCATGTAATCTAACTATCCCTAAGCAAACTTTCATCGATCATGATAATTGTGACTCTATGTAATCAATCTTATTGCTTAATTCCTGAATTGCTTTAACTAGAACTGGAATTAGTTCTCCTTTTGCAACTGTCTTGATGTCGAAGTCATACAAATTATGATCATGCTCAGAAACCATTTCAGGATATACGTTTTCACAATTTTGAGCAATAAAACCAATTCTATTTAACCCAGAGTATGAGCAAAAATCAGGATCCCATCGAAATTCCTTCATTTCAAGCCCATTAATTACATCTAGGCCAATAACTTTAGTAGGTGCAATATTGTTTTTAATTCTAGCATCTGATCCGTTGAAGAATTCAGGGTTTGCTACTGTTGAGCCACATTGAATTCCTCCCGCGGCTGTTGAGTTGCCGTCGGCGAAGCCTATGTATACGCAATCACCTTGAGAAGCCGGGGTGTCGGGGCCGCATACGATGTAAATACCCTTTCGGTCACTAGAGTCGCCATCATTGTAAAAAGATCCTGCATATCCAGACAAGTTAGCATAGCAGTCAAACAGGGTGGAAAATGATGAAGTTGACCGGCCAATCAATACTTGAGTTCTAGCACCAGCTGAATGACCCAATATTCTCATCCCTTCAGTAAGTGTGCCATCATACTCTGCGACAGAAAAAACAAGAGCTCCTTCTTCAGAGCCTGCTGTCTCATCTATCTGAATACATTGAATATTGCCAAACTCAGTAGCATTACCGTCAGAGTCTTCGCCATAAAAGCTTATCTCACCGCATTCATCAGCTGCTGCAGCTGATGATCCATTCTTGGTTAGACGTAAAATAGGACCTTGAGCATCTGAACCTAGATTTTTCACTTCTAATAACGGCTCTGTAAATGATGATTGAGACGTCCATATTCTTGCAGCAATTTCAACTGCGTCTTGCTGTATGATAAGCGGAATAGTGTTTACCGCTGCAGTATTATTATTAGCAAGATGAACTAGATATCTAGTTGAAGTGCTAGAAGAATCAGAATCCAGGTTTAGTATTCTCCCTGATGTTAGAGCATCAGCAGATATGTCGATTACATAACCTGTGGTTAGTGAGTCTGCTGTAATATCAATAACATCTACAGTAGTCTGATCTGATTCTATTTGCAATGCAATTTGATCTGCATCATCTGCATCAATCAATAAACCGGTTACTCCGTCTGCAGAGCCTACCTCTATTTCTAGCTTAGCTGAAGGTGACGATTGCCCTATACCTACGTTACCTGATGTATCAATTGTTATTCTAGATGATGAACCGTCATCATCAAGAATTGTGAAAGAATTTCCACTTAGCGGGCCTATTTTATTTACTTTGAGTTTACTCATATTCTTTCCTAAAAGTCTTCAAATCCTTTCACTACTAATGACGAGCCTGATGATATTGTCAAGGTGCATGTATCACCTATCACGTATGGGCCCATTATCAATCCATTATAATTTTCCGGAAATGTTAGAGAACCTGTCATGACTGAACTATTAGCGTAAATAAATCCACCACCTCGAAACATCGATGTATTTTTTGATGCGACAACACTATCTTCACCCTTTAATATTACTGAGCCGTACACTTCTAAATTACTATTATAATCTTTGCTAGGGATTCCTATTTGCATCTTATGCGGGAAAACTAAAGATGAAATCTGGCCTTCATTATCGGCAACTAATAGTTTTTCAGAAGTTTTAATCGATTTTTTATCAATGCTTGATGCCATATTACATTACTCTACAATTCGGTTAAGTCAGTAGTGTCTATAATTGTTATGCTAGTTGAAGAAATATCCATATCAGGAGGTATTGATTTTCTATCCCTTGCTTCTCCATCAAAGTAAGGTAGCGATGACGTGGAATGTTGACTTAGATTCTGACAATTTGTACTTTCTGGCGATGTTACATTTCCCGTTCCTCTATCAACAAATAGTGATGTAATGACAGGATCTTGCAAGCCGTCAGCATTTGTAAATCGACTATACAGACGTTGCTCATGCATATCTCTAAAGTGACCATAATGAGTTCTACTAAATACTGCTGATGACTTTTCTGGTTTTATGTTTTTTACTCCATATCTAAATCCTCGCAGTACAGGCTGAGACATCAAATAAAACTTTTGAGTTTTGTGGAGCAAATAATAACTTTCATTGATCGTTCTCAAAGCATTACCTACGGGAGCCGATGTTCTTCCAAATTGTACAGTATTGTGTACGCCGTCGCCGATGCCAAAATACAGTGCAGTCAAATTGAATCCTACTTGACTATTAAACTGTATATGATCTACAGCAGATGATAATGGCAAATTTGATGGAGGCAATCCATTTGCAAACGTTCGATTGTCTTCTGTGTCAGCCAATACTCCGCCGGCGCCGGAGTTATTCTCTGCTGCTATAGTGCCGGTCATAAGGCCGCGTGGGGAAGTATTTCCGTGTGATGGGGCGCTGCCTTGACCAAAAACTGCATCCCAGTTATACCAAAAATGAGAAGAATCACTATCAGAGTCTGTATTATCCGGGTGCAGATCTCCGCCTGGGCCAAAAGCATTGGGATGCAAATTTGCATAATAATCTGCATTGTCAACAATATAACCGTATGATGACTCTGTTGTCTTATAATGTCTTCCATTTAGTTTAAATGCACCGGTTCGGATAATATAGCCATTTGATCTGGTCATATAACCGTAAGTTCCGTGAGCCCATGAGTCAACAGACGTCCAAGAGGCGCCACCATCTGATGCTGAGTGGAATCCCATTGAGGAAAGTCCATCTACTTTATTTGAACTTAAGTTGGCAAACTTATAAGCATATCGTATGTTTCTATGACCGTATACATACTCTGTGTCTATTGGGCCTGCGCCTATACTTTTCATAAAGGAAAGCGTTCCAGTCAATAGCACATGTGTGATTTTTCCGTCTCTAATTTTAGATCCGTCTGATCCTGTTATGACTGCCATGCTCTTATTCTTGTCGATAGGAGAAGATAATCTATCAATATTTGCATATTTTGGCTCAAATGGAAATATCATGGGCCACTGCGTATCAAATGCATCGGCCGGGCCTTCATTTTGCACATGGACAATGTCACCTGACGTCTTATTAGACGCACTAAAGTATGAGGGTTGTGACAAAACTAAAACATTGTGAGTACCACTGTGTGGTGTAGGTATTGTTATAACACCGGAGACATCATTAGAATCCCCGGCGCCGTCTAGTTCAGAGTATGACACATCAATTGTCAGCATCTTGCCCGATTTCGAAACACCCACAGATGCACCGTCCAAAAGGCTATCTCCATTGATCTTCATCATTTCACCCAAGTCGGGCAAATATGTGTCATAAAATCTTTCATTTAGATCTACTAACCGAACACCTCTTGTGAATGATCCTGTGCTCCCAGCTGTTGACTCTGACTGTCTGCTGTATACCCTTCGAACGATAGCAGAGTCTTTATGTTTGAGCTCTAAGCCTCTGGCATTCATTGAACCCTCTACAATATTATCGTAGATTGTCCCGCTATGCATCATTGCAGGCTCTGTATCAAATTGATCATATACTTCTGACCCACCAATAATTGCTTCGTGAATATTTAGTGACGTTGGAGTGCTGGTTGGTTCTACTTTTTCGCTACCCTCTTTGATATACGTCCCGAATATATAAAGCTTTCCCTCACCTGGAAGTATTTGAATTGAGGGTAATCTATCTCCTCCGCCGGGTGCTGGATTATATCCTGAAACTGATGGCGGGGGGAAAGTCCAACCGCAATAGTTTGAACCAGAAGCCCAGTCACCTGCATTGCCATGGCCGCCTGGTTGAGGTTGAGAATAACTACTCCCTGATATTGATTGAGGAAGGGGGGCTTGCCAGCCAAATATCAACTCATCTGACGGGTGCAAAAGATACGGTGCAACTTTATAATCTTTTTCGGCATTATCAATAAAGCCTTCGGATACAGTGCCAAATTTAAAGTCATTTCTATAAAGCGTGTTTAGTCCCGGAAATTCTCCACCTAATATTCTTCTTCCCGATGATATTCCCAAACCACTAGACCCAGGATTATTATAGCCTGTCTGAAGAGAGTCAACAAATTGTGCCTGGCCTTCGTCTGTCCAGTCTTGTCCTCCCAAAAACATAAGCCCTGATCTTTTGTTTGGAATTGGACATCGAGCTTCAAATGCCAAAGATATTACTTCACCATCTAAATTTAAATTGTGTGACCCTAGTGACGACCCTCCGGCGGCCAATACAAACTCGCTGTTCGGGTTGACACCAGATATAACTGTGTCTGCATATGTTCTTGGGTCAACTTTAAATCCCCCTTTCTTTGTCTGTATTGTTTTTGCGTATGCCATTGGGTCTGACCCACTGACAATATCTGGTGCTAGCATAAATCTGGAAAATGAAACAATATCTCTAATTGTGTCAACATAAAGCCCAGGGCCATCTTTCGAAATTTGGTACCCTTGAGTTACACTTGAGCCTGTCTGTATGCTAGTGTGCCCGGAAGACATGGCCCCAGTAGGTATCATAAACGGTCTGGCAATAGGGTACTCAGCAATGTCAGTGCTTGCTGATCCCGTATTAGTATATAGATTGTCAACCATCGTAACTCTGTTCACTGCCTGTTCGACACCTGAGTCTACGTTGGCTTTTCTCTGATTCAGAATAAAAAATGTGTACGCTGGAAGATTTGCATATGCTGGGTACTGAAGGCCGAGTTGAGCGCTAGAGAGCGTTGTATCATAGCTCAAGTTAGACCAGTCAGAAATTGTTGTAGTGCCGCCGTAATCTGGGCCTCCCCAGTCTTCGTCCTGATTCTTTCCCTCACCCCAAGAGATAACATTTGAACCCGTTGTCCTTGCTTTAAATACATACACTGCCTTTTCGAATAAGAAAGGACCGTCGATAACACCTGACAGTGGGTAGGTCATTGATGATGTGGCATGATACTTTGGATGAAACGGAAACCCAAATGTAGTTATTGGAGATGACCATGATGCGTTATCCCATGTGCGCTTTATTACACCCGCGCCTTTACCACGTGGGCCGGCCGGGTGTGACTTTTCATTATGAGATCTTTGCAAAGTACCCTGGCCAAAGCCGGCGTATAGATTATCAACAAAATAATTTAATTCAGCAGTCGATGGGCTACTTGGACCTCCAGGAGCGTCTTGACCAGAGTCAATAATGTCAGATGCAGATGCAGAAAGAAGCAGTTGCTTTTGCAACCCAATTCCCTTAAATGATCTAGATGGCCCTTCTGCATCATAATATGTATAGTCTGGTCCGTCGCCTTTTGCT